GTGATGTAATCAATAATAGATGTATCGTAGTTGATTATTGCAACCTTGCAATTAATTTTCTGGTTTGTGTGTTTGTATGCTCTGCAAAATCTTTTCACCCTTTGCAATTGATTTGGATGTGCTGACTTGTATACAACAGCTATATCTCTATCCTTATATTTTTTTACCATTTCCCATATAAATGTCTCAACTCCGCCAATTTCGCTAAAATCTCTTATATATAAAATATTGTCATGCACTATGTCCATAAATCCACCCCCTTTACCTTGGTATTTCATACAGCCCATGTATGGCTTGGTCGCACAAGCTACCCGCTCTTGGATAGTTGTAATGATATCCAACAATTCCAGTAAATTTATGCGTTGGGTTTTTTTGTTCTAAATCATAACTTAAAAACCAATCCTCCGCCCAACGCCTGTCTCTGCACCTTGTTTGTCCCAAAAATTCTCTTCTGATAAATCTCGCACATCCGCTTCCCATATCTTTATATGTTTGTTCCGTAAATTTCAAAACGCTTCCATCATTTCTTCTTAAATCCATAAATACTATGTCAGTTCCGTCAAGCTCTGTCATAATCTTGTCATATTCGCTAGAATATAAATAATCGTCTGCATCTAATTGATTAATGTATTCACCTTTCGCATTGTCATATCCCACATTCTTCGCATTTCCAAGGCCTTTATTCACTGGTATTGTGATAATCTTTGCATTTTCTTTTCCTTTGCAATATTTGCGTGCTATTTCTGCTGTTCTGTCAATTGAACCGTCGTCTATAATAATAATCTCAATGTCTTTTCTTTTTGGAATGCTTTCCAATGCTTTTTCAACAAATTCTTCTCCATTGTATATAGGAATAATCAGGGAAACTTTATACATTTAACCACGACCCTTCCATCCAGTGTTTTGCATATCCATTTATGTCATTAAACCAATTGCTTGGATAAACAGTAAAGCCATTGATTTCTTGCGTTTCATCTTTCATCCTGTCAATTCCATGTTTTTCGAGAATATTGCTCATGATTTTCGTGTTTGTGTATTCTTCAAAATCTCTATCCTTGTAATAATCCAAAAATTCCTTAATAATCGGATTACCTTTTTCTGCTCCCATAACAGCAGTTGCAGGATATCCTAGAGTTTCAAATCCAGTAAATGCTTTATTCGTCAGAAGTTTGTCAATCGGTAATTGCCTTTTTATTTCAACATCTGTATCCATATAAATCCCACCGCATTCATTTAATGCATAAAGCCTAGCAACGTCCGAAGTAAATGCGAACTTGCCAGCCATGTAGCTTTGTGTTGCGAACTTATTATAATTTATTGGGAAATTGTCTTCATTCCATTCCTTTAGCTCAAAATTCGGTAAAAACTTCTTCCAGCTTTCCATGCAATATTTAATTTTGTCAGATTTTTCTCCTTTTCCAAACCATACGTAATGGATAACTTTTGGTATCATATTATCCCACCTTTACTCTTCTATATCCACTTACTGTCATTCGATTCATTTTAGGTTTTAAACCACTTTCTTTGCATAATCTATCATATTTATTGGTTAATTCTGAAATCTTCTTCTGGCATACTCCAACTGTGTCCATATCTTCCATTGACTTTGCTAATATCTGTCTATCCTTTTGTTGCCTTACCTGTGTTTCAATTCGTCTTTGTAGTTGTGTACCTTCATACAACGTGTAATGTTTTCCTTGGTATGTAAATCCATCATGATTTTCTTTCTTGATTTTGTCTAGTTCTTCTTGCGTGTATTGTGGTTTACTTACTCCTAACACGATATTAAAAATGTAATGATAACAATTAAGTGTTGAAATCGGTCTGTCTAGGCTACTGTTTAACTTTTCAAATTCTTCATTGCTATATTGGTGTCCTTGAATGTCTTCATGGTCTGGCGCTGGGTGTTCATGCACAGATATTTCAACTCCATCTGCTCCGTATTCTTCTCCAAACTGTCTTTGAAGTTCATTTGATACTGTTCTTATACCCTCTAACGTATTCATTCTAATTGCTGTATCTGCCCTTCTTGATAATCCACTCTTATAATCAACTACTCTTGTGCCTGTCGGATTTCCATTCTTGTCAACTCTTACTCTTAATCCTGCATCGACTAACTCATTCATTGTCTTACGCATAACAACTTGATAAGATTCTTTACCCTGACTTACACTTAATATTGCCTTATCAACTACCTCTGTGTATATCTTGTTAAGAGGAACTAGCTTGCCATCCATCACATAAGCTGTGCTATTCATGATATTCTTATATCTGTTCGCCGTCAGTTTGGCAATAGCCTCAACTTCTTTTTGTAACATCTTATTCTTTTCATAAGGTATAAACTCAATATTTCTTGCCTTGTAAAACTGTCTAGCAAATTCTTGATTTTCAATAGCTGTCTTTTTTAAAATCTGATATATCTCTCTTACATTCAAGTTAGTTACTTCTGATAATCTTCTCGCTATCCAATTCACATTTTCGCCATAAAGCAAAATCTGTGCCAATTTATGTGCCTGTGATGGTGTTAATGTTCCAATATACTTAATCTGCTTGCCAATCTCGGTTATTAATTCAGTATTTAGTTGTTCAACTCTTCCAATTAGCTCTTCAACAAGTTTGTCTTGCATTTCTTCTGATAACATTTAATCACCTACTCTTCTTCAACAATAGGCTCTTCACTTTCTATCTCTTGCATTTTTTGATTAGCAACTTCTTCTGTTTCTCCGAAGATTCTTTCTCTATATTCAGCTCCGCTTATTAATCCTGCGTTAAATTCTCTTAATGCTCTTATGCTCATAGCTTCTGTGTCCTCTATGATACTATCGTCAAATTTAATAGCCATATTGTCCGTGTTTATGTTATAATTTCCAAATTCACTTGAAGCATAACATACAGCTTTGACTAAATCATAGATGGCACTTTCATATCCAATCTCTAACTTTTTCTTACGTCTTGCAAGTTTACTATTCGAACTCATTACAGCAGTTGCAGTTGATAACTGAACTCCATCAAATGTGTAGAAATTATCTCCCAAGCCAACCTTATTACTTAAAATGTTTAGGTTAGCGTTTAATGTTTCAATTTGCTGGCTTGTCCTTAATGTATCTGTATCGCTCTGAATCAAATCATCTTTGTTTGCTCCACTTGGCAACACATAAATATCTGTGTCTTCTGGGTCAAATGTTAATCTTTGTGTTCCATCATCATAATTTAGCATTTCTGCTTTTACAAATGTTCTACGTCTGCCATCTTTGATTTCATTCTTTAACGCATCAAATGACAAATCTACGGCTTTCATGTTGTCAATGGCATTTGCATAATGTGGGATGCCAAAAGGGGAATTAGCAAACAAATTATTCGTTAGAAGCGGTTTGAAAATACTAAACCATTTTACATTTGACTTTGTATCAAATTCAGCTTCAGTTTTATCTGATACTATCTCCGATAGATTTCCATTTGTCTCTTGGAATAAATGGTTATAAATAACATAATTGCCATTGTCAGCCAATTTGTGCACAGATAGCACAACATACTTGATACCTTTAATGTACTCAACGCTTCCAAAAGCACATTCTGTAATTTCTTTATTATTCCACGTTAAAGGATAAATACAATCAATATCAACTACATCTATCCTCGTCTTTGCTTCTGATACATCTATAATCATCTTGTCCTCATCTTTGATTATGTCATAAACGCTAACAACAGTCGCTTCTGTTCCAATTGCTCCTGACTTCTCAATGGATTGGTTAATGATTACATTCAAATCTAATTTATCCATCAAGTCATCAAATTGTTTTTGTGTGTCATCATTTCCCATGTTGATTTTGCATTTCTCACTCCACAATATATCACTCCATGACTCGCTTATCTCTTTTGCCATGTTCATGGTAAATCTTTTTTTGTTTACTCTCTTTTGTCCGTTATAAATGTAATAATTGTGAAATGCTTTTACGTTTCCTTGATACCAACTCTTCCATTGCGTAATATACGTCTTAATCGCATCTTTTACATCTGGATTGTAATTAT